CAAGGTGTATTACAAAGAATAGCAGATGATGAAACTAGATTTTTTAAATATTTTACTTCAACAAGAGGTTTATCATTTATAACTAAACAAAATTTATTATCCTTAACTTCGGTTAGAACACAAGCTAGTCAAGGTCCCTCTAATCAAGGGGTATATTTACCTACTAACACTCTAGCCCAATTAGCAGTTAACCCATTTGGAGGTCATTTAAATTTTTTAGGAGTTGATCCTACAGGTTTAATAGGAGGAATTAGAAAATATGGGGATTTAGTTAACCCTCCTTTGGGTGTTGGAAATATAGCAGAAGCTGATAATAATAGATTAGTTTCACTAAGTAAAGATTTAGGTTTTATTAGTAGAGAAGGAGAAGAACCTGAAAATCAAGAACCTGGTAGATTAAGACAAGCTTTGCAAAAAGCTAGAGAATTCCTCTCAAACGGTAAAACCACTCTGTTTAGTTACCCTGGAGGTCCAGGATCAGCTGAAGGAATAGGTCAAACTAATATTTATAGATACTCATTTACACCTACTAATACCAATATTCCTTCAGAAGGTCCTGGAATTTTATCACCTCTTGGGGTTAGTAATTCATGGTTTACTTTTACTCAATTAGTTGATTCTGTATCTTTCCCTGAATTGACTACGGGTGGAGGGGTTACATTTAATCTTGATTTTAATACTTCTGTTTATAAATCAGGTTCATTAGAGGAAAGAGAAGGTTTAAACACTTATTTAGTAGGTAAACAATATAGCGGTTTAGAAGAATTAAAAGAAAATAGATTTGATGAAGAATCATTCTTAAAAGTAACAAATGGTGTAAGTGATACTTACAATCAATTAACTAATTTTAGTTTATCTCAAGCTACCGATGACTACTATGGAGTAATTGAAGGTAATTCTTCCCCAACTTTAAGAAATTCTACTTCTGTTTATAAATCAGGCTCATTAGAAACAGATATTGATACTGTAAGAAGAGATAATCCTAGTGTTAGAGTATGGAATCAAGAATTTTTTCAAGATAGTGATATTGATACAGATTCTGCAAAAGGAACTGGAGAAATAAAAGAGGATTTTAGAAGTGTTCTTAGAAGAAAATTAGGATATAATCTCCCAGGCCAATTAGCATATTCAGGTGTGGGTAGTGGCAAAGTATTAGATACTAGAGTTAACCAAGGAAATCCTGGAAACCCCTTTAAAGATGTTTCTTTTTATGCTAATGGTTCAGGTATAGGTCCTATTGATAGAATTAATGCTTTGCCTATATATAAAAGTACTAATGTAGCTCAAGAAATAGAAGATGGTAAAGCTGTTAATGATTTGATTAAATTTAGAATAGCTTCTGTTAACAATGATAATCCTTCTGAATCTGAATACATACATTTTAGAGCATTCATAGATAGTTTTTCTGATTCATATGGGGCTCAATGGTCAGGAGAAAGATATCCTGGTAGAGGCGAAGAATTCTTTAGATATAGTGGGTTTACTAGAGGAATTTCATTATCATTTACAGTAGCGGCACAATCTAAAGAAGAACTTATGCCTATGTATAAAAAGCTTAATTTTTTAGCTTCTAACATTATGAATGATTATTCAGATTCTGGTTATATGAGAGCACCTTTTATTAAATTAACTATAGGAGGTTATTTGTATGAACAGTTTGGATTTTTAAAAGGAATTAATTATGGTTGGGAAATGGCGGCTCCATTTGAAATAGGAATTAATGATTTTGGTAATGATGATCCTAATGTTAAAGAATTACCCCATGTTATAAGAGTAACAGGATTTGAATTTCAACCTATCTACGAATTTTTACCACAAAAACAAAGGAATAGTTACAGTAATGGAGAAATACGTTCTTATGGTCCTGAAAGATATATAGCAATAGCTAATGGTTTAGGATCTAAAAATAATAATTATGATACTGATGCTAATGGTATAACTAATACTAATACTAATAATGTTGGGGTAGGTTCTTCTCAATTAGATTAAAATGAATAGATATTCTAATATACCACAAACTACTTATAATAATAAACGAGCATACAAAACTGTTCGTTATCCTGAAATCCCTTTAGATGAAAATGATACTTATGTTATTTCTCAAGCAGGGGATAGATTTGATATACTAGCTTTTGAATATTATGGAGATTCTTCACTATGGTGGGTAATCTCTATTGCTAATGAAAATTTTCGACAAAATTCAATGGTAGTACCTGAGGGTCAACAGATACGTATACCTTCTAATTTATCAAATATTATGTTTAATTTTGAAAGAATAAATCAATAATGGCTATTATAGGAGAAAGTTTTGAAGAATATGTAAACCAACAAATTGAGATAAGACAAAAAATTTATGGTTCTAAAACCAGAACCCCTGAACAATTAACTTATCTTAATGGAAGAACAGCTTGGGTAAGATTAATATCTTCGGTTAATATTAAAAATAATCCTAGTGGTTCAAATGATGAAGGTACTCAAAAACTTCAAGCATTAGGTTTAGATGATTCTTATTTAGGGTCTAGATTAGCTAAAGAATATATTTTATTTGCTGGTACATCTAATGCCAATAATTCTACTACTTTAGAAGATTTTGGTGGAACTAGTCAACAATTTTTAGTAGGTCAACCTTCTATTCAAGATTTAAGAAAAGGAATTGATTTTAATAGAAATGTTACCTCTAATAAAGCTTATGGTTTAGGAGGAACTGAATATGGTTTGCAACCGATGCCTACTTTAGGTGATGTTGAAATTAAATATAAAAATAGAGGTTCTTTAAGAGAAGCTAATTTAACTATAAAATGTTTTAATCATCAACAATTTCAAATAATTGATACTTTATATCTCCATTTAGGGTATACTGTTTTATTAGAATGGGGAAATTCTTCTTATTTTGATAATGAAGGTAATTTTGTATCTAACAATAGATTTAGCATGCAAGATATAATGTTTGATTCTTTAGTTACCCAAACTCATTATCAGATATTACAATCTATTTTATTTAAAAGAGAAAAATCTAATGGTAACTATGATGCTTTTTACGGAAAAATATCTAATTATAGTTGGGATTTTAATGATGGAGTATATAGTATTAGTTTAAAATTAGTAAGTTTAGGAGATGTTATAGAATCTCTTAATATGAATTATTTATCACCCAATCTTAAAATACAAGATAATTCAGATAATTCAGAATTAAATGAAGAAGAAAAATCTATCCAAACTGAAAGAGATAAAAACGATATTGCTAGGTTATTTTATTATGCTAAAAAATCTCGAACATTCCTAACAGAACAAGAACAAATAGCCCAAAATCTTTTAGGAGCTTCTTTTCAAAATGCTGATCAATTCGTTGAACAATCTAAAGAGAGTCCATATTATGCGGCTACTGTAGGGACTAGAGGGTTAAAATAAAATAATATGAGTTCTATAACATATAATATATCATCATTAAAAGATATTGCTGAGAAAGCAGGATTTAATATACCTGAATATTCTGAGGTAGATAAAAGAGAAGGTGCAGATTTTGTTACTGTTGATTTTGGAGAAAGTGATAAAACTTATATACGTTTTGCTGCACTTTTAGAATTTTTAGAAAAAACACAACAAATTTATACTAAGCAAGGTGATCCTTTAATTAAATTTGATTATAGAATTGGAGTTAGTTATATGGTAACTAATAAATGGGTTATTTCCACCAACCCCAATATATGTTTAATAAATCCAGGTATTATAACTTTAAATGAAGAATTAAAACAATTAGGAGATATAGTAGAAAATAATAAACTTATTACTTCCATCGTTACTATTTTAGGAGGAATCACTGCATTATCACCAGCTGTAGCAGCCCTTCAACTCTTAGGAACTAAACAAGAACCAATTTTTACTATTTTAAATGGCTTACCCAAATTTAAAGATGATAACTTCAAAGAAGAAGTAGGAGATATAATGAATATTTTCTTAAATGTAGACTTTGTTTTTCAAATTCTTTTAGAAAATATAGACAATAAAACTGGTAATGTTTCTGTATATAAAATTTTAGAAAAAATATGTGAATCAATAAATGTAAGTTTAGGAAATTTAAGTTCTATAACCCCTTTTATAGATGAAAGAACTAATTTATTATCTATTATTGAAGAAGGTGGTTTGCCTCAAAAAGATAAAATTTTAGACAAATTAGGATTAAATAAAATTAATATCCCTTTCCAACTTTTTGGTTATAATAGTATAAATTCTCTTTCACCCCAAGCAGGATTTGTTAAATCTTTTAATCTAAAAACAGAAATTACAAATGATTTAGCTAGTATGATTACTATTGGGGCCCAAGCTTCAGGAGAAATTGTAAAAGGGATGGATGCTACAGCTTTTGCTTCTTGGAATAGAGGGTTAATAGATAGGGTGATTCCCGAAAAGAAAGAAATTAATAATAAAGAGGATTCAAATTCTGAAGATGTAGAGGATCCTGAAAAAAAATTACTTGAAAAATATAAAAATGGGTTAAGTAATTATGTAAATTTATTAAATGCATATAATGATGCTAACATTAAAATTGATGAAATTGATTCCTATACTTCAGGTTTAAAATCGTTAATACAATATGAAAAGGAAAAAATTAAAATAGAAAAGGAAACTAAAAATAATGGTAAAACTATAGGAGTTACTCAACAAGGATTTTTACCTATAAATCTTAATTTAACTTTAGATGGGATTTCAGGTCCTGTTATTTTACAACAATTTGAAACTGATGGTAGATTTTTACCTCATCCTATATCTGATACTTTAACATTTTTAATTAAGGGGATTTCTCATAGAATATCTAATAATATTTGGACTACTTCTATTGATAGTTTATCTGTTCCTAAATTTGTTAAATCTAAAAGTAATACGGATAGTGTAGTTTTAACATCAACATCCGTAGGAGCATCTTTAGGAAGAACTAATATTTCTTCACAAGAAAATTTAACACCTAGTGGTCCAACCCCTAATGCAGATCGTTTAAGAGAAACTTTAAAACAATTGGATTATCTAGAAAAAGGAGAAGAAATTTCAAATGGAGGAGATATAACAACTGAAATGGCTGATTTAGCTATTGCTGTGTTTAATCAAATAAAAATTTCTTACCCAACTATTAATATAGTAGTTACTGGAGGTAATGATAGGTATCACCAACAATTAAATACCAATAGTAGACATATAAAAGGAAATAGTATTGATTTTACAATACTCCCTGCAAATCCTACAAACATAGCTAATGTTAAAAAAATATTGCAAGGTTTTGCTGCTGGTGGTAATGGGTTTGTAAGATTTTTAGATGAATATAAAGATCTTTCAGCAGCAGCAACAGGTCAACATTTCCATTTGTCTTGGGGTCAAGGTACTGAAGGTAATTCTGCATTAAATGAATCTATAGCTTTAGCTCAAAATAATCAAATAGAAATTTATACAGTATAAGATGTATTATCCTAAATCTCAAATAAAAACAAATCTCTATACTGAGGATGAAAAATATATTAGGAGTGATAATAACCAACCCTATAAAGGATATTACTATCAAACCTCTAAAGGGGAAAATTACACAGGTAGAACCCCAGAGGATGGTCCTAATATACTATTAATACCTCGTTCCTCTATAGAAGAAACAGGACCATTATTTTCAATTCCAAATAATAACATTATTATTGGATCAAATAAATATTTAATTTTAAAAAATATTAATTCGGATCAAGTAAAAAATATCCCCCAAAATATATTTCCAACCCCACAACCTCAAGACTACATTAACGAATCATTTGTAAGGTACTTTGCTAAAAAACGAAATGAGAAAAAATATTTAGAAATAGATAAAGAAACTTATGATAAATTATTTTCACAAGATCCAACTTACCTATTTGAATTATACAAACCATTAAAATTAAATTGGCAAATAAGTGGAGATAAAGCAAAAGCTTACCAAACTAATGAAACCCAAACATCATTATTAGCTCGTAGGGAAAGATTAGAAGGTTTTATTGAATACTTTAAAGGTAATTTTAATCAACTATATGCTTTATATACCCAAGGAAATACCTATGTAATAGCAAGTAATGGTCAATCTTACACAGGATTTTATCATATAATGTCTGATGGGCAAGTAATGACAGGAAAAAATCATACTAATAAAGGGATTAATCTAGTACTGAGAGAAGATTATGTAGAACAAGAACAACCACTACTTAACCCAGGAATAGCATTAGGAACAGATTCAATTCAGTCAATAGATTCTGCAAATATTTCTAATAATATTACATTATTTTAATTTTTTTTCATATATTTATAGCAAATAACAAATAACAAATAACAAATAACAAATAACAAAATGAAAGATTTTGATTTAAGAAAATACCTAGCTGAAGGTCGCTTATTAAAAGAAGTTACCTTTTACCAAGAAATGGAAACAGCTAACCCAGGATGGAATAAGGATTCTGTTATGGATTTTATAGAAGATGAATATGAAAAACAAGCAGATTGGGATTCTGATGTTGACGTTAGTGGAGATTACGAAGAGCATCAAGAATACTTAAAAGATACTGAAGCTCTTTTCAATAAGTTAGAATCCGGATCTTCAACAGTAAAAGTTGGTGATAAAATCTCATTTTTTTCTAAAAGTGATAATAGTTGGATGGATGGTACCATTACTGGAGAAACCCTTATGAAAGGTAACTTTATGTTTTCTGGCAATGTCCTTCCAGATAACATTCCTGCTTGGGTAATAAAAAGTGATGAATCGGGTTTTAAAACTTCTTATCCTAAATATCAAGAAGGAAAAATGTTTAAAAAAAAGTAAATAACTTCTAAATATTTTTTAAAATAAATTACAATTAAGCTTGGTTACCTACCAAGCTTTTTGTATCTTCCCGTTCTATAATAAAAGTTATGTATTGGTTAGTTGAAAGTGAAGAACAATTAAAGGAATTTGAACAACAACAATATCAAGAGGTATTTGTTGAAGTTATTCCTTTTGATAATAGAGAACATCCTTATGAAAATGAGGTGTGTGCTGTTTATATTTTCCCGCTAAAATCAACTAAAGGATTTATATTACCCGTTTCCCATAGTGAAACATTATCGCTTAAATTAAGCGAGATAGAACGTATTTTAAACGCATTTGAAACGGTATATGTTAGGGATAAGAAAGAATTTATGCATTACTTTCTATTAAAAGCTGTTTACAACACCCCACCCTCCCCCAATACGTATATACAACCAACACAAGCACATAACTTTTTTTATAATAAATTTAAAACCAAAACCGATATAAATAGAATAATACCCATTGTTAAACACTATGAGTATTGTAATACTGTTTATGATGCGATAAAACCAAATATAGGAAAAAATGTCAACGAATTTTTCAACACAAAAGCCTGTTTGGTGTACAACAAGTTGGAGAAAAGTGGAATACGAATTGATAAAGAAAAATTTAGTTCGTACTTTTACTCTACCGATAGAGAGTATGTTTACACCCAATACAACCTCAACACACTTACTACAAGACCATCAAATAAATTCAAAGGAGTAAATTATGCAGCCCTCAATAAAGATAACGGGGAACGAAAATCTTTTATCCCGAGTAATGATTATTTTATTGATTTTGATATTAGTGCCTACCATCCTACTATTTTATCTAGGTTGGTCGATTATAGTTTTGATAATGGAGATATTTATGATGCTCTTAGTGAAGCTTATCAGATGGATAGAGAAGAGGCAAAAATCTTAACTCTAAAACAAATTAATAGTTCTGCTTTAACTGAATATGAGAATTTAGAATTTTTTAGAAAAGTAACTGCTTTTAAAGATAAATTGTGGAATGAATTTCAGTATGGGGGTTATGTGGAGGTACCAATTTCAAATCATAGGTTTTATAGAAGTGAGTTAGAGAATATGAATCCTGGAAAACTGTTGAATTATGTTTTGCAGGCTACAGAGACGGCTTTGAATGTAAAATTAATGTGGGAGATATTTAGAGTTTTGAGGGGTAAAAAAACTAAATTAATATTAGTGGTATATGATTCATTTTTGTTTGATGTAGATAAGGAGGAGAAACAAACCGTAAAAGAAATATTAGAGATATTTAAAAAATATAAATTAAGTGTAAAATTTAAACAAGGAATAAGTTATGATTTTAATGGAAAATAGTCATATGTATGACGTAGAACAGGGGTGGAATTCACCCATAAACCAGATTGATTTGGAGAATAGACTAGTGTGTACTTTTTCTACTTTAAATGAAGTAGAGAATGTAGTGGGTTACATAAAGTCTACTTATGATATAAAGTATAATAAAATGTTTATACTTCATGTTCAGAGTAATGACGAGTATGCCGTTACGTATAACGTAGAACAGGGTAATGTAAGCAATCTGCCTGAAAATACTATTTTAGTTCATAGAAAGAAAGATTCAAATACTTTATATACGATAAATGCTTTGAATGAGTTAATTAAGTCTTTAAATGGGGGGGTAGTTGATACTAGGTTTCCTATAGAATGGAAACACTATAGAAATACTATTTTACTTACCCAACATAATGAGTTAAAGCAGTTGAAAACAAAAATACATAAAATTATTGATTTGAATTGATTTTTTTTGTATATTTATAGCAAATAATAAATAAATAAATGAAAGACTTTGACTTAAAAAAATACCTTAAAGAAGGTAAATTGTATGAGATTGAGTCTTTAGATGATATTAAGTCTATAGAGGTTACTTACACTGAACGTGGGCGTTTTTATAAAATTGATGTTGAATATAAAGATGGTTCTAGTGATAATTTTAAAGATATAAATGCTTTAGGTATTGATTTGCCTTATCGTTATAGTAATTCTAGTTTAGAAAAAATTGCTAAAGAAATGGAGCAAAAAGGTATTATGTTTAATTATAATGATGCTTTTGATCCTTCTTAAGAAAAAAATTATAAAATGATTGTAAGAGGGTTTGGCTATGTCAAACCCTTTTTGTATATTTATGTTTTGAAATAAAAAGGTTATGATAAAAATTAATTCAAAATTCCAACACTTTATCGGTAAAAAAATTGAATGTATTAGTCGAGGTAAACGATACGTTGGAACTTTACAATTTGCAGGTGTTAATGGTTTGCATGGACAATTCCAAGTAACTGTTAATAGGATGCCAATATGGCCTGTTAATCCAAACACAATTAAACTATATCAACATTGGTCACAAGAATTATAAAATTATGAAATCAATTAATCCAGAACAAATTTGTTACATTGAGACATTTGTTAAATCAAAAACAAATTGGTATAAAATTATACCAGAAAGAAAAACATGGTGGGGTAAGGTTAAACCTGAGTGTGTAGTAGGTATGAGTAGTCTTCTGAAAGATTACAATTCAATTGAAGAATTTTTAAAAGCGAATTCAAATTATAAAGTTGAAGATGGTGTAATTTATCATAAACCTCATATTGAAATGTATTTTAGTAATCAAGCTACAATTACTAAATATTTTGATTCAGTATATGAAATGAATGATTTTATCGGTGATGAATTAAGTGGAATCAATTTAAAAATTATAGGATAATGAATAAAGGTATATTTAAAATGGTTTTTGCTATAATAACATTGATATTTATAGGTTCAATGTTATTCAAAGCTAGATTAATAATTGGTAACTTTTCAGATAATAAACCTGTTTATGAAATTAAAGTACCAGATTATAATGGTGGGTATAATTCATACCTTACATCAGAATACTCAATTGAAAATGGATGTGTAAAATTCATAGATGAGTTTAAATTCGAACAAGAAGTATGTGATAAGTTTACAATCTCAAAATGGAAATAAAATGAAATTTAACGATAACCCGTATTATTCACCCGAAAAGTGTAATTTAGAAATTTTTATAGATATTGATACAGCAGGTTCTTATGAATTTGATATGTTTGCAATATGGAAAAAACTTGATGATAATACACTTTGGTGGGACACTGACAGTGGTTGTAGTTGTCCCGTACCATTTGATAATTCAGACAATGGTCATGATTTAAAACCAATTACTAAAGAAACTTGGTATTCATTTACAGAAGCATTAAAAAATCATTATAACATATCACAGCAAGATATTTTAAGAATTCAAACTAAAGTAAAAAATTATTTGAATATATGAAATATTTTTCTTATCTTTAAATATAAAATAAAAAGGTTATGAAACATAAAAAAGAATTTGCGGTGTTTGAAACAAAAACATCAACTTGGAACAATGGGGCAAGAAATCTTGTTGGTGAATTAATTAAAGATGGTTTTGAAACTATTGAAGATGCTGAAGATTTTTTGATTGATAGATTAGACAAAATTTCTGACAAGAGTGTTAGATGTTTCATATTACCTATTTATCAAAGTAAAAATTGAATATAACATCTATTAAGTCTATGTTTCACAAAAAAAATTTGGATATATGAAATATTTTTCTTATCTTTAAATATAAAATAAAAAGGTTATGAAATTAGTATTAGAAAAAGGACAAAGATTATTCTTCACATCAGATACTCATTACGGACATCGCAACATCTGTAGTGCTACCACTCAATGGGTGCCTGCCGATCGAAATACTCGTCAATTCAATTCATTGGAGGAAATGAATGATACATTGGTAAACAACATCAATGAAACGGTTGGTGAGAATGATATCCTAATCCATTTAGGTGATTGGTCATTTGGTGGTTTTTTCAACATTCAAAGATTCAGAAATAGAATTAATTGTAAGAATATCCATATAGTATTAGGTAATCACGACCACCACATTGCTAAAAACAAATGGGGTGTTGCTGAATTGTTTAAATCAGTTCATCACTATTTGGTATTGAATGTAAGACGACCAAGCGGTAATGGTAGAGTTGATAAATTCAATTTTGTATGTATGCACTTCCCAATCGCAAGTTGGATTGATATGAATGCTGGCTTTATTCATTTACATGGGCACGTTCATTTACCATCATATGACAGGTTAGCTGAAGGCAAGGCGATGGATGTAGGTGTTGATGGTAACGGATTGTATCCTATCAGTATGGATAAAGTGTTACAAATTATGAGTAAACAACCAATTAAGAAGTTGAGTTTACCTTCAGACCATCATGAAATCGATTAACAAATAAATCTTATAGATTGCTTATAACATCTATTAAGTACATGTTTCACAAATAATAATGTTTCACAAAAAAAATTTGGATATGTGAAATATTTTTCTTATCTTTAATGTATAATTAAAAAGGTTATGAAAAAATTATTCTTACTTCGCGGATTGCCAGGTAGCGGTAAATCAACATTGGCGAAATCATTATCAATAGAAACGACCTGTCATGTTGAAGCTGATATGTTCTTCATTAATGATAAAGGTGAATACAACTTTGATGCTTCTAAATTAAAGGAAGCACATGAGTGGTGTAGAAAAGAGGCTGAAGAATATATGAAACCTTATGGCTTTAATACAGTTATTGTTTCAAATACATTTACCCAAGAATGGGAAATGAAACCTTACTATGAATTGGCTGAAAAGTATGGTTATGTAGTATTCTCATTAGTAGTTGAGAACCGTCACGGTGGAGTCAACGAACACGGAGTACCTGATGAGACTTTGGATAAAATGGAAAAGAGATTTGAATTAAAACTTAGATAAGGATGAGACGAGAACTATGTTTTAAACAGGGTATTATAAGCGGTGATATGGTAAGAGATGTGCTATCAGTTTGGCCTCATCTTAAAAACTCATTTGAACAGAGAAAATCATATGATGAATATTACTACTCAGATAAAGTAGTTGTTGATATTTCAATAGATGACTTACAAAAATTAAGTGAACTTTATATCAACATTAATATTAACTTTCAAGAAATACGTTTGGATTAGTTATGAAACAAATTAAAGATGCACTTCAATATGCTTTAAAGTTATTAAAACACGAAGCAGAGCAAGGTAGATACCCAGAATTAGCATTTCAAGAAAATGGTGGTAAAGGTTTTCTACCAATTTCCAAGGCTATTGATTTAATTGAAATTGATAACCAACCTATTAACTTCAACCTTAACTGGAAAGTAAAAGTAAAAGTAACCGAATCAGGTTACAAACAATGGTTAGACCATGAAAACCAATTCTGTGAATTCTCACCATCAATTGAAAAACAGGAACTAAAACATCTTAAAGAAAAGGAAGATAAGGATGGATATGTTACTTTTCAATTATGGGAATTGATGGAAATCTTTGGACATCATATGAGAGTGGGTTTTTCAAATCCAATTGACACAAATATTATTCTTTTACCAGAAAATTAACAGAATAAATTTGGATATCTCAATTATTTTTCTTATCTTTAAGTATAAATTAAAAAGGTTATGAAAAACATACACATATTACCAACAGATAAACCAAGTAGGTTAGTTCGATTTTTTAGTAATAAATATCATTTATGTAAAGAGGTATTACCAATACAAGATGAAGAACGATACCAACACATTTACATTACTTCTTATGAAGAAGTTAAAGATAGGAATTGTTGGGTAATAAATGGTGTAGAAATTTTTAAACCATCAGATTTACCTGAATATTCATTGGAATACTCAAATAGGTATTGGGAAAAAATCATCCTAACAACAGACCAAGACTTAATCAAAGATGGTGTACAAGCTATTAATGATGAGTTTTTAGAATGGTTTGTTAAGAATCCTAGTTGTGAATTTATTGAAATATATTATCAAACCACAGGGCTTAAGGATGGTATTTGGCAATATGATTACAAAATCATCATTCCAAAAGAAGAACCTAAACAAAATTCTTGTGATATAATTTTTGAAATAGCAGCTTTACTTGATAATGAACAAGAAACACTTTTACAAATAGCTAATAGAAAGTTAATGTCTAATGATTGGTTAAATGGTGCTGAATTTGGTGCCAAATGGCAAGCTGAAAAGATGTATAGTGAGGAAGCAATGTATAAATTAATGGATGATTATCAAGATTATTTATTTAAAACAAACGTGCCTGTTAAAACTTTTAAAGAATGGTTTGAACAATTTAAAAAATAAGTTATGATTGACAACATAAATTTAATAAAATCATTACTCAATTTTGAGAATGAAGGTGATTTCTATATGCTTTATGTATTTAAGCGTAAGAAAGACCAAACTACCGATAAAAGTAACCACCAATCAGTAAGAACTATTAAAACATACACAATTGGTTCAATTGAGTATCTTGAAAAAAGATATGATGAAATCAAACAACTTTGTGAAATGTTTGAGGCAAGAGCTTACATTCATATTCAAAAACAAAACCATAAAGATGTGGCAATGAATATGATTAAGGCAATTGTAGACAGAGTAGAGAGTGGTCAAATCAATCAACAACACGTTTTTGATTCAGTTGTAGGTCAATTGAAAACTTATGAAAAGAGTTGGATCGTCGATATTGACACTAAGGATATTATAGAGATTGGTAAAATTACATATGTAATTGATCGCTTATGTAGACCTTTAGGTAGTAAAATTATCATAACTATTCCAACTAAAAGCGGAGTACATTTAATTACTGAAAGATTTGATGTGATGGAGTTTAAGAAACACTACCCTGATATCGATATCCAAAAGAAGAACCCAACTTTACTTTATTTACCAACAAGTTTAGAGTTATGAAAACAAATTTTCAAAGATTGATGACAGGTATTAGTATATCATCATTTGTAGCCTCTATAATTATAGGAATAGACACTATAGTAGGTCATGGAAATAGTTGGTTTGGATTGATTTTACTAATAATAGGTATTATAACCTCTCAGTTTTCTGATGACATTGTATAAAAAAATGAACTTAGAAACTTTACTTTATTTACCAACAAGTTTATTATGATAGATAAAATTTTAAACGGATTAGCCATGTCACTATTTTTTTCAACAGTTATATTATTTATAGGTTGGATATTTTCTAATATAAGTGGTTGGTTTTGGTTTATAGCACTTATATTATTCGTATTTGTAAATGAATTAACAGAATAAATTTGGATATGTGAATTATTTTTCTTACATTTACATATAATTAAAAGGTTATGAACTTAGAAACTCTACATAAATACCAATCAGATGGTTTATTGTATTCACAAACTCATCCAACCCTACCTTTAACTATTTGGAACTATACTGAAAAGGTTCAATATGAAGGTTTGTGGGATGAAGTTACTTTGTCTTGTAGAGGTTTAGTAACCGATGATAAAGGTAACATTGTGGCAAGACCATTCCGTAAATTCTTTAATATTGAAGAAGGTAAACATACACCAACTTCTGAGTTTGAGGTTTATGAAAAGATGGATGGTTCACTTATCATTCTATTTTGGTATGATGGTGTATGGGTTGTAGCAACAAGAGGTTCATTCACATCAGACCAAGCAGTTGCTGCATCTAAAATCTTCTTTGATAAATTAGAGCATAACTTTTCAATTGGTATCACTTATCTTTTTGAATTTACTGCAGGTTGGAACAGAATTGTGGTAGATTATGGTGATGAAGATAACTTAACTCTGTTAGGTGCAATCCGAACTGATGATGGAACTGAAGCAATATACAAAACCTTGAAACTAATTGCACGTGGTGCTAATTGTGATGTAGTAAAAAGATATGATGGTATCTCAGATTACTCTACATTAAAAGGTATGGTTGAAGATAACCACGAGGGCTTTGTAGTTCGATTCTCAAATGGAGATAGAATGAAAGTGAAAGGTGAAGAGTATATCAGATTACATCGAGTAATGACTAACCTTTCTACTACTGCAGTATGGGAAGTATTGGCAAATGGTGGTTCAATGGATACTTTGTTGAAAGATGTTCCTGATGAGTTTTACGATAAAGTAAATGAAGTAGTTAAAGACTTATCTATCAGATTTGAAAACATCAAAAAAGATTATATGTCTTACTTCCTTGATATTACTAACCGGGTAGTTTCAACTAACCGTAAAGGATTTGCGGAAGAAGCTAAAAGATATAATCATCCATCGCTACTTTTTGGTCTTTTGGATGGTAAAGATATCAATCAATCAATTTGGAAAATATTAAAGCCAGAATTCAGAAAACTTTAATTAAAAATTTGGATATCTGAATTATTGTTCGTATATTTATATTATTAAAAATAAAAGGTTATGATTAAAGGTTTAATAGAAACTATAGCTACTCAAGTTTTGGCTAGTGAATTTAATGAAATGTTAATTGAAGATAACATATCTCATATTGTTATAAATTCTACTCCTAATTTATTAGATATAGGATATTATCAAGTTTTTTTACCAATATTAGGAATAACTGTTAATTATTACAATGGAACTTTTTCAAATTTAAAGTCAGATGAAGAATAGAATTACATTTATATCAGATACACATACTAAACACGAACTATGTGAAGCAGATTTACCAGGTGGTGATATCTTAATCCATTCTGGTGATATTATGGGTAGTGGTTATCGGTGGACTGAGTTACAAGACTTTTTATATTGGTTTAATAGTTTAGATCAATACAAACACAAAATCTTTATTGCTGGTAATCATGATAGATTGTTTGAATCAAATTACAATGATGTTACCCAAATGGTTAGAGAGTATCCAAATATTAATTACTTACAAGATTCATTTTGTAATATTGAAGGATTAAGAATTTGGGGTTCACCATGGCAGCCTGAATTTTTTGATTGGGCATTTAACTTACCACATAATGGTGAAGATTTAAGAGAGAAGTGGAGTTTGATTCCAAACCCAATTGATATCTTAGTGACTCACGGGCCTGCTTTCGGTCATTTAGACATATCAGGTTATGGTAATCAGAATGTAGGTTGTGAATTACTTAGAGAACGAATTAATGTAGTAAAACCATTAATACATTGTTTTGGACATGTTCATGGAAGTGCAGGTTATAAGTTTGATGGAACAACTCATTATTTTAATGCTTCAGTATTAGATGAAAGATATGAGTATAGAAATAAACCAATGACAATTGATTTAGATTTAGAAACAAGAGAAATAGAATTTGTATGAAAGAATATCTAGTTAAAGTTTACGAAGACAGGACAGAGTGGTACCTAAACGGCAAACTTCACAGAGAAGATGGTCCTGCCATTGAATGGGCTGATGGTGATAAATCATGGTACTTAAATGGTAAACTTCATCGAGAAGATGGACCAGCTCGTGAATGGGCTAGTAGTGGTAAATCATGGTGGTTAAACGATAAACGCCACAGAGAAGATGGTCCTGCCATTGAATGGGCTGATGGTAGTAAATCATGGTTCTTAAACGGTAACCGTCATAGAGAAGACGGCCCTGCAATTGAATGGGCTGATGGTAGTAAAGAATGGTGGATTGAAGGCAAGCGATTAACCGAAACTGAGTTCAATCAAAGAACAAAATCATGCTCAGGTAAGATAGTAGAAATAGATGGTAAAAAGTACAAATTAACTGAGTTATGAGTGGATTAGAATTATATATAGCATTACTACCAATAATAGTTGGTATAATCGGTATTGCATTTGAATTACAAAAGATTCGTAAACTATTAGAAAGGAATGAGAAACTTTAATTACATAAAAGTATTTAATTCACCTTTTAAAAGACCGAAACTGAAATGGTATTTTGGTAAGATTGCAATTGGGACACCTTACTTCTTTCCAAGAAGGTGGATTAATAATCCTGATAAACCAGGTTACCAAAAAGCAGTTCCAAAAAAGATTGGATTTGATTTTGTTGGATTAGGATACAAAACTAAATGGGATGAACATGATTATAGATTTGAATATGGTCCGCTTATTTCATTTGTATTCTTTAAATGGCAGATTGCTCTAATGTTAGATGTTCCATATCCAGAACATTATTGGGTTTGTTGGTTGACTTACGAAAATGATACAGATAAAGATTTGTTATCTACAGAAGCACGAATTAAAATAGCAAAAGAAATTAATCCTGAAGTTTGGTTATCGAGTCAAGGAATTGGTAAACAAGAAACAATTTGTTATTGGGATAAAGTTTTAAAAGATAAGTGGTTATGAAACGAGAAATAATTGATAAACTAAAAGACTTCATTGATGCATTTGAAACTGAGTATGGTGATGTTGAAGGATTTGAAATCAGTTTGGAACATCCTATTGTGGGTGGTGAACGACAGAGTTTTGCAGACATCAAAGAGTTTGTAGTAAAAAGAATTGTAAGAGAAGAAATTGAATTAAAATGAAAGTAATATTTTTAGATAATGATGGAGTAATCTGCCTTTCTAACAATTGGGGTAGTAGATTCAAAAAGCAGAGGGCATTCTTTACTAAAGATAATCCACGTAAAGGTCTTGCAAAGAATGGCCCTGTTGAGGTTCGTTTTGATAACTTTGATAAGAAAGCAATTGAAGTTCTTAATTCAATCTTAGAAGAGACTGGAGCAGAGATAGTAGTATCATCAGATTGGCGACTTCATGCAAATCTCGAAGAGCTAGGTGATTACTACCAAGCTCAAGGTATCATCAAACGTCCAATTGGAGTTACTGAAAGATTTAAGGATATCTTCCCAAAAGAATGGTCTGTGTTAAGATTCAGAGCTGATTTGGAATTAGAACGAAGTATGGAAATTCAACATTGGGTAGATGCACATACAGAAATTACACAATGGGTTGCAATTGATGATTTAGATATGAGTGTTAAGTTCTTAGGAGCTCATTTTGCTGCAAAAGATGCATCTGATAAAAAGCCAGGTTTAAAAAACTTTGTTCATACACCTCGTATTAGAGAAGGTATCAAACAAACAGGAGTTAAAGAAAAAATAATTAACTTTTTAATAAAATAAATTTGGTTCCCTGAAAAATTATTCGTATATTTACAATGTTAAAAAATAAAGTTATGAAAGAATATCATGTAAAAGTTTACGAAGACAGGACAGAATGGTTCTTAAACGGTAAACGCCACAGAGAAGATGGTCCAGCTCGTGAATGGGCTGATGGTGATAAATCATGGTATCTTAATGGTCAACTTCACCGAGAAGATGGACCTGCCTATGAAGGGGCTAGTGGTACTAAATCATGGTTTATTAATGGTCAACGCCACCGAGAAGGAGGCCCTGCCATTGAATGGGTTGATGGTAGTAAAGAATGGTGGATTGAAGGCAAGCGATTAACCGAAGAAGAATTCAACCAGAGAACAAAATCTTGTAACGGAAAGATAGTAGAAATAGATGGTAAGAAATACAAATTAACAGAGGTATGAAAGAATATCTAGTTAAAGTTTACGAAGACAGGACAGAGTGGTACCTAAACGGTAAACTTCACAGAGAAGATGGTCCGGCTCGTGAACGGGCTGAGGGTACTAAAGCGTGGTACCTAAATGGCAAACTTCACAGAGAAGATGGTCCAGCTCGTGAATGGGCTGATGGTACTAAAGAATGGTGGTTAAACGGTGAACTTCATAGAGAAGATGGTCCTGCCATTGAATCAGCTAATGGTAGTAAATCATGGTGGTTAAACGGTAAACTTCACAGAGAAGACGGCCCAGCTCGTGAATGGGCTGATGGTTATAAATTATGGTTTCTAAACGGTAAAGAATTAACCGAAGCTGAGTTTAATCAAAGAATAAAATCTTGTAACGGAAAGATAGTTGAGATTGATGGTAAAAAATACAAATTAACAGAAATATGAAACAAACACTTATAGCAGTAACAGTTGCTTTATCACTTGCATCATGCACCGAAAATGCTCGTGTAAAACGATTTGGCGGAAATGGTGATATTGAATTAGAACCAGGTCAAAAATTAGATATGGTAACTTGGAAAGGTAATGCTTTATGGATTCTAACATCTAATAGACCAGATTCAGTTAAACCACAAACTTATCAATTCTCTGAGAAATCATCTTGGGGTGTTATTGAAGGTAATTATACAATCATAGAAAAATAAACAAAATCAATAAAAACCAATTTAAAAAAGGAAAACATGAGAGAAAATGAAGTATTACAACCTGCAATTGAAGTAGCAGAACAACCAATGGACGAAGCAATGACAGAATCAGCATCAAAAAATTATCGCCGAAGTGATAGAGAAGTGTTAAGAGACTACGAAATCGGTATTAAATTTTTATCAGGTAGAGGATGTATCATTAATGTAGGATGTAAACAAATTGCATTTGAAGATAATCAAAAGGCAATGGAAGCATTAAATGCTTATGTATCAAATCCATTTGAAGAATCAGAAAAGTGGAATCAAATTTTTAATCAATAATCAATTTAAATTTTATAAGTTATGTTAACATTTATCGGACTATTAGTAATCACCTTAGGTATTACAGCATTAATTTGGAATAACATCAAACGACAAAAAGATGCTGAAGATATTAAAAACCAAGAGTATAATGAGAGTAGAAGAGATTCTTATTACCACAAACGCATAGTAAATATGCCAGCCTTCCCAATTGGTATGAAACCATTATATCTATTCATTATAGGTATTGCTATCATTGGATTAAACGGTTTATTCTTTTGGGCAAATGCAGGAACAGCATACGCAGTTCAGTATCCTTGGGGTGGAGATAAAATGATTAAAACTCAAGGTTTGAAATTTATGGGATGGGGTAGAGTTATTCCTCTATCATATGAAATTTCAATTAAGGATATTATACCACAGGTAGATTCAGATGGTGATGAAAAACGTATACCAGAATCAGAAGATGGTATCTATAATCGTAGGTCATCATTGTGGGAGTTCTCAGATGCAATTAAAGCAAAAATTGCAACAGCAGTTGTAGTTGGTATTAATGTGGATGATGAAGAAGTATTCCTTAATATGGCAGACCGTAACCGAAGTGAATCTAAATTAATTCAAGGTAGGGTAATTCCAAATATTGATGCGGCTTTAAAGAATACTTGTAAGTTAATGGATGCACAAGAATATATCTCAGGTAAAGCATCTGATTTTGATAGATACTTTAGAGACCAATTAGAAAATGGTATGTATTTAGTTGAAGAATATACAGCAGAATCCTCAGACCCAGAAGTGATTGGTGATACTACAACTATTAGAACCATTAAAGCATCTAATACCAATAAACAAACCAAATATAGAATCAAACGAGATGAACAAGGTAATATTATGCGAGATAATAAATCTAATACCTTAAAACAATATGGTATTGTTATTTATCAGGCACAGGTTACAGGTATTGATTGGGAAGATTCATTTGATGAAAGATTACAATTACAAAAAGAGCAGGTTGCTCAAACTCAATTAGAAAAGCAAGAAGCTGAAAAAGAATTCTATAGAGCAAAGAAAGAGATTGCTAAAGGTGAATCTGAAAAGGCAGCTGAAAGAGCTAAGTTGGAAAAGGAACAAATCAAATTGACTATTGCAGCTGAAACGGAAGCTAAGGTTGCTGAACAGAATCTAATTGCAGAACGTAAAAAGTTAGAAGTAGCTAAATTGGCAGCACAATCTAAGAAAGTGGCAGCAGATGCTCAATACTATGAAAACTCTAAGTTGGTTAGTGCGGGTTTAACTCCACAAGAAAAAGCTCAATTAGAATTGGATAAAGCAATTGGTGTAGCAGCAGAGTTTGCTAAAATGTCAACACCACAAGTTATCATTAATAATGATGGTAATGGTAAAGGTGGTGATTTAACCAATGCACTTATACAAGCTGAAATGGCTAAACGGTTAATTAATAAACAATAAAAACTCTGTGTTTGTAACTATATGGGGGAGATTTGGCTATGTCAAATCTCCTTTGTATATTTATAAAATGATGAAAAAGTTAAAAGAAATAGAATTAACACAACACGAATGGTTTGATGCTCTTAAAGTGCCAACTCCTCATCGAAATAAGAAAAAATATTTTCGAAAAGAAAAGCATAAAAAGGTTTGGAGTAGCGAGGGATAATTCGTATATTTATGTATTAAAGAAATAAAAATAAAGGTTATGTTAAAAAAAGAGTATCACAAACAAATTAATAAAAGGTTTTATGCCTTTGTAGAAAATGAATTTCCTCAATACACTATTGATAGTGGTGAAGGATATGGGAGAATTTATCTAATTCCTAAAGAAGGGATTATGGATGATTCAATTATGTATCATCAATCTGAACATTATGTTCAAGTTTTAAACTTTGCTTCTGAACAAGCTAAACAAGATTGTTTAAGAATGCAGGATTATATAGTTAACAATATTGTACCATTTGTAAATCTTCACTTATAATGAATTTATACGACCAATTAAAACCAGAATTTAGAGAACAATTAGAAAAGGATAAAGAAACATATCCTATATCGTGTGGTGGTTTAGTTAATACCCTTAAAAATAAAAAATTTGTAATAGAATTAACAATAGGAGAAGTTGGAGATTTAGTTAGATTTCTTCCATCTCTTTCTTTTGATATTAACGAAATTTATAAAGCTTTTAATAAATAAAAATATGAAAGATATAGTTAGATTGTTTTGGTATTCATTACTGTTTTTTGCTCTTGCAAGTTGTGAAAAACATGACCCTTATGCTGATACCCCTGAAACTGCTTGTCCTGGGGGAGAGTGTGAATATAGTTTTAAAATTAACCCCCAACAACAACCCAATGCCTACTTAGATGAAGAAGGTTATTGGCATGTTTATACTGGAGGTCTTCGATATTTTCAAATTATTGGTGAATTAGAAGAACCCTATGATTTTTACCACATAAATGAGATACCAGATGTAAGTACAGCAATGGATTCAGATTATTGGGTAACCTTTGGTAACATTTCATTTACTACCCCCATGTACGGTATTTTAAGTTGGTATAGTACCCCAGGCATGAATACCCCTTTACCTATAGGAGATACAACTTATACTATTAATGAATTAATTTTAAATGATCAATCCATTACTAACTTAGTAGGATATGAAATTACCCCTAATACTTGTTTAGATTGTCCCTATTCTAGTGGTTTATTTGCAGTTTATTCTAAATATAATACTCATCCTACATTTAATATTTTTAACTTAGGTGAATTGAAAGGTGATACTGCTACTTTTTTTATAGAAATTAGTTATGCTTATGAATGGCAATATTCAATGAATACTCATGCCTCTAATGCAAATGTAACTTATAAAACTGATTTAAAAGTAATTTTTGAATAATTTACATAGCCTATCAATTTGATAGGCTCCTAAAAATAATAGAATGAAAAAAATTGATCTTATTATTAATATAACAGCAATAATTGCTGGGATTACAAATTTTTATTTTCCTAATCTTATAAGCTATTGGTTAGTTTCATTTAGTTTAGGGTGGTGGTTAGGAAGTATTATAATTGATTTAAAAAAAGGATAATAAAACTTGTATTTTATAATTATAATTCGTATATTACTGTATATAAACATTAAAAATTAATAACAAATTATGGATTTAAATGTAATTAAAGCCCGCTTGGAATCACTGAACAAGCAATCAAACAGCAGTGGAAGTGGAGGTAATAACAAAAATATTTTTTGGAAACCCTCAATAGGTAAACAAACAATTCGTGTTGTTCCTTTTAAGTATAATAAATCAAACCCTTTTACTGAAATGCAGTTTTATTATGGGATTGGTTCTAAAAAAGTAATGGCATCACCTTCAAATTGGGGTGAAAAAGATCCTATTGCTGAATTTGCAAAACAACTTCGTGGTACTAATGATAAGGAAAATTGGCGTTTAGCTAAAAAACTTGATGCTAAAGTTCGTGTTTTTGCTCCTATTATAGTTCGTGGTGAAGAATCTGAAGGAGTTAGATTATGGCAGTTTGGTAAAGAAATTTATCAAGAATTTTTAAATATGGCTGCTGATGAAGAAGTAGGTGATTTCACTGATATCCTTTCAGGTCGTGATATTAAATTAACAACCGTGGGTCCGGAAGTTACTGGTACTAAATACAATAAAACTTCAATAGGACCTTCAATGAAGATTACTACATTAAGTGATGATGAAACTCTACTTCAATCATTACTTGATAACCAACCAGATCCTATGAAAGTATTTAAAGCTCTTTCTTATGATGAAATGAAACAAGCACTTCAAGAATGGTTATCACCTGAGGATAATGAAGAAGAAGGAGATATTGTTTCTGAGCCTGCTGAGGGTTTTGATTCAGATGAAAAAGAAGAAACTAAATCAAATTACTCATTAAACGTTAAATCAAAAACTACCAAAGCGGATGAGTTTGATAAAATGTTTGATGGTGATGAAGATGATGATTTACCATTTTAATTTATAAAATATGTCAAGAGGAAAAACTAAAAAATCTTTATCGGAAGCAGTCTCTTCAGAAATTAAAGCAAATTTTAATTTAGATAGTTTTAAAAATAAAAAAGGACTTACATCAAAAGCTAAATTTAAAGAACAAACTTGGATTCCACTTTCAGAAGCATTCCAAGAAGTCACATCAGTTCCAGGTATTCCTCAAGGTCATATTGTATTGCTTCGTGGGCATTCTGATACGGGTAAAACTACTGCTTTAATTGAAGCAGCCGTATCAGCCCAAAAGCGAGGCATTTTACCTGTGTTTATCATTACTGAAATGAAATGGAACTGGGAACATGCTATCCAAATGGGTCTTGAAGTGAATGAAGTTGTTGATGAAGAAACAGGAGAAATTTTAGATTATAATGGTAATTTTATTTATGTTGACCGTGAAAGTATTAATACTATTGAAGATGTAGCTGCATTTATTCTTGATTTACTTGATGAACAGAAAAAAGGTAATTTACCTTATAATTTATTATTTTTATGGGATTCAATAGGTTCAGTTCCTTGTGAATTATCAATTCGTTCAAACAAAAATAATAATGAATGGAATGCTGGGGCTATGTCAACTCAATTTGGTAATAATGTTAACCAACGTATTGTAATGTCTCGTAAGGAAAGTAATCCTTATACTAATACTTTAGTATGCATTAATAAAGTATGGACTTTAAAACCAGAATCTCCAATGGGTCAGCCCAAATTAATGAATAAAGGGGGATATGCTATGTGGTTTGATGCTACATTTGTTGTTACATTTGGTAATGTGATGTCTGCAGGTACTTCTAAAATTAAAGCTATTAAAGATGGTAAACAAGTAGAATTTGCTAAACGTACTAACATTCAAATTGATAAAAATCACATAAATGGTGTTACTACTAGAGGTAAAATTATAATGACCCCTCATGGTTTTATTGAAGATACTGATAAAGCTTTAAAAGTTTATAAAGATAACCATGCTGATGCTTGGAAAGCAATTTTAGGGGGTGTAGATTTTAATATTGTTGAAGAAGATCAAGATTATACTGATATTACTTCATACGAAAACGAACCAGAATAAAATATGAATAGAAAAGAATTACTTAAGCTTCTTGATAATCTTGAGGAGCAAGGTGAAGAGACTGTAGAAGGACAAAGAGTTCTAATGATAGATGGTTTAAATTTGTTCTTTAGAAACTTTGCAATGCTTAACATGGTTAATCCTGATGGAATACATATTGGGGGGCTTGGAGGATTTTTTCGTTCATTAGGTGCTTTAATAAAACAAATTGAACCTACTAGTGTTTATGTAATATTTGATGGGGCAGGTTCTGCTAATAATCGTAAGAACCTGCTCCCCGAATATAAATCAGGAAGAAATCTTCAACGTATTACTAATTGGGAAGTATTTGATAGCCATGAAGATGAAGATGATGCCAAAATAGATCAAATCATCCGTATAATCCAATACTTAAAAACTTTACCTGTTAAGACTATATCTATTGATAAAGTAGAAGCAGATGATATTATTGCTTATTTGAGTAATATTTTACCTAAACAAGAAAAAGATAAAGTATTTATTGTTTCTTCAGATAAAGATTTTATTCAACTTATAAGTAAAAATGTTATTGTTTATAGACCTATTGAAAGAGAATTTTATACTGAAGATACTGTTAAAGAAAAATTTAATATGTCCCCTTCTAATTTTATTATTTATAAAACTCTTATGGGTGATAATTCTGATAAAGTTAAAGGTGTTAAAGGTTTAGGTGAAAAAAAGTTATATAAATTATTTCCTGAATTACAGGAAAAAGATTTAACATTAGATGATATTTATAATATTTGTGAATCTAAATTTAAAGATCATGTAGTTTATGCTCGAATTATTCAAGAAATTGATTCATTAGAAAAAAACTACAGGATTATGGATTTATCAAATCCTATGTTAGATGAAAATGATAAAAAATACTTACAACAAGTTGTTAAATCAAAAGAATTAAATTATATTCCTAGTCAGTTTATAGCTATGTATAATGAAGATAAGTTAGGAGGGATGATTAGAAATGTAGAGTTTTGGATTAAAGAAGTTTTTGAAAAATTAAAAAATTAAAGTTATATGACACTTGTATCATTAGACCAGTATGGGCACAATTTCCAGATAAAAGTTATATCTGTTTTACTAACTAATAAAGAATTTTTGACTAATATCCATGATGTAATCTCAGAAGAATATTTTTCAAATCAGGCACATAAATGGGTTATTAAAGAAATTTTAAAGTATTATGATAAATATCATACTACTCCTTCAATGGATGTACTAAAAGTAGAATTAAAAAAAGTAACAAATGAGGTTCTTAAAGTTTCTATTAGAGAACAACTTAGGGAAGCTTATGAAGCCTCAGATGAAGATTTAAATTATGTAAGAGAAGAATTTGCTACTTTTTGTAAAAACCAACAATTAAAATCAGCTTTACTCAATAGTGTAGATTTATTAAAAGCAGGAGATTATGATTCAATTAAATTTATGATTGAAAATGCTTTAAAATCAGGACAAGATAAAAATGTTGGACATGAATATAATAAAGATGTAGAATCTCGTTATAGGGAAGATCATAGAACTGTTATACCTACTCCTTGGGAGAAAATTAATGATTTACTTCAAGGAGGTTTAGGTAATGGAGATTTTGGTTTAATATTTGGTAATCCTGGAGGAGGTAAATCTTGGACTTTAGTTGCTTTAGGAGGATATGCTGTACGTTTAGGATATAATGTTATTCATTATACTCTAGAATTAGGTGAGGCATACGTTGGTAGACGTTATGATGCTTTTTTCACTAATATTCCAGTAGATCAAGTAACTAAAAATAGAAATAAAGTTGAAGAAATTATTACGGGTTTACCTGGAGAGTTAATTATTAAAGAATTCCCAACAGGTAAAGCAACAATTAATACAATTGAATCTCATATTAAGAAGGTAACTGATTTAGGTATTAAACCTGATTTAGTAATTATTGATTATGTTGATCTTCTTTCAACAAAAAAACGTACTGTTGATCGTAAAGGGGAAATTGATGATATTTATATTAGCACTAAAGGACTTGCTAGAGAATTAAACATCCCAATTTGGAGTGTTTCTCAAGTAAATAGAGCAGGTGCAAAAGATGATATTGTAGAAGGAGATAAAGCTGCAGGATCATATGATAAAATCATGATTACTGATGTTTGTATTTCTCTTTCAAGAAAACGAAAAGATAAAGTTAATGGGACAGGTAGATTTCATTTTATGAAAAACAGATATGGAATGGACGGTTTAACATTTAGTGTCAAAGCTGATACTTCTACAGGTCATTTTGAAGTTGGTGATTATGATCCTGATGAAGAATCTGAAGTAGATACTAATTCAACCAACTCAAATAGTTTTGATAACTTTGATACATTTGATAAACAAATGTTGAAGAGTAAATTTTTTCAATTAAACTCTTAATTAATTAAAATTATTAAAAATGGCAAAGTTAGATTTAACTAAGGAAAGAATTATCTATAAACCGTTTGAGTATGATCAAGCTTATGATTATTGGCTTAAACAACAACAAGCACATTGGCTGCATACTGAAGTACCTATGATGTCTGATTTAAATGATTGGAAACAAAATTTAAATGAAACAGAAAAAAATATTATAGGTTCTATTTTAAAGGGATTTGCTCAAACCGAAACAATTGTTAATGATTATTGGTCAGGATTAGTTACTAAATGGTTTCGTAAACCAGAAATTATTATGATGGCCACAACATTTGGAGCATTTGAAACTATTCATGCTGAGGCTTATTCATTGTTAAATGAAACTTTAGGGTTAGATGATTTTTCTGAATTTTTAGAAGATGAAACTACAATGGCTAAAATTGAAAATTTAATGAATGTAAGAGATTCTTTTAATGGTGAAGTTAACTGGCACGAAAGAGCCAAATCATTAGCAATATTCTCAGCATTTACAGAAGGAGTAAATTTATTCTCTTCTTTTGCAGTTTTATTATCTTTTAAAATGCAGAATAAGCTTAAAGGAGTAGGACAAATTGTTGAGTGGAGTATTAGAGATGAATCTATGCACTCTGAAGCAGGTTGTTGGTTATTTAGAACTTTAATTAAAGAAAAACCAGAATTAAAAACACCTGAATTAGAAGCAGCTATTAATGAGGCCGCTCTTTTATCTCTAAAACTTGAACTTGATTTTATTGATAAAGTTTATGAATTAGGTGATTTAGAGGGTTGTAACAAGTATGATTTGCAGAATTTCATCAAAAATAGAGTAAATACTAAATTAGGAGATTTGGGTTATAAACCTATTATAGATGATATTGACATGAATGCTGTTAATAGAATGAAATGGTTTGATGCTCTTTCAGCAGGGAAACAACATTCTGATTTCTTTGCCACAAGGGTAACTAATTACTCTAAAGGACATATGCAATGGGATGAAAGTATTTTTTAAATATATATAATAATGGATAATAACTTAATAGCAGATTATAAACAATGGGAGAGAGGTAAAGACTTTCCTGAAAATATGGATGAAGTAGCCTTATCAACTATTTCTAAAGGTTACCTTTTACCAGGGGAAACACCCCGAAAAGCGTATAGACGCGTAGCTAATGCTGTAGCTGAAAGATTAAACAGACCAGATTTAGCTAATAAATTTTTTAAATATATTTGGAATGGATGGATTGGACTTGCAAGCCCTGTTCTCTCAAACACGGGAACAGACCGTGGATTGCCAATCAGCTGTTTTGGCATCGATACTCCGGATTCAATCAGAGGTATTGGTCTCACAAACGCTGAACTCATGCGACTTACCTCTTATGGTGGAGGGGTTGGAATCTCAGTCTCAAGAATTAGACCAAGAGGAACAGAAATTAAAGGAAATGGAAAATCAGAAGGAGTAGTTCCTTGGTGTAAAATTTATGATTCTACAATTATTGCCACTAATCAAGGTTCAGTAAGAAGAGGAGCAGCTTCAGTTAATTTAGATATTAATCATCTAGATGTAAAGGAATTTTTACAGATTAGAAGACCTAAAGGAGATCCTAATAGACAGTGTTTAAATTTACATCAATGTGTAGTTGTAGATGATCCTTTTATGAAAAGGTTAAATGATAGAGATCCTGAGGCTATGAATTTATGGCTTGAAATTTTAAAATCTAGAGTAGAAACAGGTGAACCTTATATTATGTTTAAAGATAATGTTAACAAACATAATCCTTTAGCATATATGATGAATAATTTAAATGTTTCTATGACTAATATTTGTACTGAAATTACACTTCATACAGATGAAGAACATTCATTTATTTGTTGTTTATCATCTTTAAACTTAGCAAAATATGATGAGTGGAAAGATACAGATGTGGTTGAAACCGCTGTTTATTTTTTAGATGGTGTGATGGAAGAATTTATTGAAAAAACTAATGGTAAAGAATCAATGATTCGTACTCATAGACATGCTAAAAAAGGTAGAGCATTAGGTTTAGGAGTAATGGGGTGGCACTCATTTTTACAACAAAAGAATTTACCTTTTAATTCAATTGCCTCTACAGCATGGACTCATACTATTTTTAGTGATATTAAAAATAAAGCAGAAGCTGCCTCTCGTCAACTAGCTCAAGAATATGGAGAACCTATTTGGTGTAAGGGTACAGGTATGAGAAATACCCATTTATTAGCAATTGCACCTACAGTATCTAATTCAAGAATTAGCAATTGTTCAGCTGGAATTGAACCTTATCCTGCTAATGTTTATGTATTTAATGGAGCTAAAGGTACTTTTATAGTTAAAAATCCTTATTTAGAAAAAATATTAGAAGAAAAAGGATATAATATTAGCAAAGTTTGGGATCAGATTTTAGCTGATAATGGTTCAGTACAAAATTTATCTCATGAAATCTTAAGTGAAAATGAGAAAGAAGTATTTTTAACTTTTGCTGAAATAAATCAATTAGGATTAGTACAACAAGCAGCTATCCGCCAAAGATATATTGATCAAACTCAATCACTTAATTTAGCATTTTCTCCTACTGATTCCCCAAAATGGATTAATCAAGTTCATATGGAAAGTTGGAAATTAGGTATTAAAACTCTTTATTATTTAAGAACAGATTCAGTAATTAAAGGTGATATTGGTTCAAGAACATCGGATGGGTGTCTTAGTTGTGATGGTTAAAAAGTCTTAAGTATTTTTTGTTGTTATTTAGGGAAGGGAGTACAATAGTACTCCCTTTTTTAATATTTATAATAAATTGTTTCACCTAAAAGTTTTTTTATGAACAAATATATAAAAAATAAACTTATGGCATTTAGAGACATGTTTAAAGACAGCAATGATCTTAACGAAAAAAATATCGTTGGGTTTGCTTCATTTGCAGTAATGGTAATTTTTGCGGGTGCTGATGTTGTAACAGGCATTTTAGGTAAAGAACTTATCATTAGTGATACTATTTTTAACTCATTTGTTATTATCACTTTGGGTTCATTTGGTATTGATGGTATAACTAAAATATTTAAAAAAGGAGAAGAATGAGTTTAAAAAGTCTACAGAAAAAAATTGGTGTTACATCTGATGGTTTGTTTGGCCCTGGTACATTAAAAGCTGCAATGGTTCACTATAAAATGAGTCCTGTAAGAGCAGCTCATTTCTTTGCACAAACTGGACATGAAACAGGTAATTTCAAACTATTTACTGAAAATTTAAATTATTCAGCAAAATCATTAAAAGCAGTATTTGGAAAATATTTTCCAGGTGAGTTAGCTGAATCATATGAAAGAAAACCAGAGAAGATTGCTAATAGAGTTTATGCCTCAAGAATGGCTAATGGTGATGAAGCTTCGGGTGATGGTTGGAAATATAGAGGTAGAGGTGCTCTTCAATTAACTGGCAAAGCAAATTATCAAGCATTTGCTGAATATTTAAAAAAACCAGAATTAATTGAATCACCAGATGCAGTTGCAGAAGAATATTCATTTGAATCAGCATTTTTCTTTTTTGATAAAAATAATCTATGGTCAATTTGTGATGCTGGGGTTAATGACGATACTATTCTTAAATTAACAAAACGAATTAATGGTGGGACTAACGGATTAGATCATAGAAAAGAATTAACTTACAAATATTATAATTGGGTGAAGTAATGATAAAAATGCCGGTATCATATAAGGAATTTAAAAAAGACCCAGTAAAGGCTTTGTTATTTATAACATTATCTGCTATTGGTTATCTTTATATTGATAACAAAATGAATTATCAAGGGCAAGTTGAAGCTTGTCAAGAAAGAACAGTTTTATTAGAAACTAAAGTAGAAACATTAACAGAAAGAATGATGAAGGCAGATTCTTCGTTAGCGGTTGCAACCACAAAGTTAAAAGTATTAGCACAATTAAATAAAATAGAGGATATATGAAAAATGTTGTTTTTGTATTGTTTTTAGTTATTATAGGTTGTAATTCAAAACCCCTTTCAACCCCAATAGATTATTCTATAGAATCATTATATGATTCTCCTAATGATAGTTTAGAGGAAATGATGGAGTTTATAAGTTTTGTAGATAGTAGTGGTTTAGTGGAAAAGGTAAGTAATGATTTTACAGAATTGAAAGAAACCAATGAAAAACTTGAAACAACTCTTGAAGAAACTAAGCAAGAACTTGCAACAACAAAAGAAGAACTTGTTGAAACTAAAGTTACTCTTAAAAAAGCAGAAAACATTGTTAAAGCTATCACAGGTGATAGTTCTACTAATGCTACCGGCTTTGAGTTACTCCCAATCAAAAAGTGAGAAATATCCAAAGCAAACAGTAATTAACGGAGATACTGTAGTAATTCTATCTTTATCGCAAGCTAATGAAATGAATGAATCCTTTATGGAAATGCAAGCTAAAATTGATTCTATAAACTCAATTGCAGATACATTACAGAGTGTAGTTATAAATAAAGATTCTGAAAATAAAAACTTGCAAGTTGAATTAATTCAAACAGAAAATCGTTTAGATAAACGATACATCAGAAAAGAAAGATTTGATACTGTTAGTGATGTTATATTAGGGATTGGAATATTTGCTACATTTTTTCTTATAACTAATCATTTGAATCAATATTAACATATATTTATTCTCAAATAAAATGCAATCAAAAATGGAATTATTAAAATCAGCGTGGGTGCTTACAGCAATGACATTAAGCACTACCTGTGCTTTTATAGGTTCATATTTTATGAATTTAACAGCAGATAATACAGAACAGTATCTTGCTGTAGTAGCAGTAGTTCTATTAGATGGATTTTTTGGTCTTATTGCTGGGGTTAAAAGAGAAGGATTCAAAACATATAAAGCATTAAAAGTTTTAAAAACATTATTTGCTTGGGTATTAATACTAACAGTAATTCTTTCAGTAGAATTAGGATTTAAAGGCACATCTTGGTTATCAGAAACCATTTTGATGCCTTTTATTATATTTCAACTTATATCGGCATTGAAGAACGCTTCTATGTCTGGTTTCATCAAAACAGAGTTATTGAATAAGATTCTGGATAAGATTGACCAACATAAAGGTGAAAGAGATGGAAAATGAGACAATTATTACTTTATTAATATCATTAGTAGGAGCACTTGGTATAAAAGAGATATGGTCAATTTGGAAAAAGAAAATTGATGTAAGTGCTATAGCTAATAAAGATAAAAGCGATAAAAAAGTTGATAGAGTTACTTTATTAGAACAACGATTAGATGAGTTATACGAAGAAAATGCTGAATTAAAAGCAAAAGTTGCAAGGTTGGAAGAAAGATTATTACACATAGCCAAAACAAGAACTTCTAAAAAAATTCCTAATACTTAAAAAATATTTTGAAAAAATAAAAATTTTTTATATATTCATAGTTATGAAACAAAAATTATTCCCTTTTTTAATAGCTTTATCAGCTCTATCAGTAAGTGCTTCTGCAGCTTTTTATTCTGTTAGTGGTTTAAGTAAATTGTTTGCAGGTGCCTCTATTGCTGTAATTATAATGGCTTCTTCCCTAGAAGCTGGAAAATTAGTAATTGCTTCTTTACTATATCAATATCGAAAAACTTTACCACTATTACTTAAGCTTTATCTTACATTAGCTTGTATAGTATTAATTGGAATTACTTCAATGGGTATTTATGGCTTTTTATCAGCTGCTTACCAAGAAACAGCTAGTAAAGCAGGTAATATTGATGCTCAAATTGCTTTAATAGAAGTCAAACGAGATAATATTAAGGAACAGTTGGCGGTATATAATGCTGAAAAAAGTACCATTAACGGGGCAGTATCCGATTTACGTTCTGGTTTATCTAACAATACTATACAATATAAAGATAGAGAAACAGGTCAAATTATTACAACTACTTCTAGTTCAACTCGTAAAGCTTTAGAAAAACAATTAGATCAAGCTATTGAACGTCAAACTGAATTAAATAGGAAAGTAGATGAACTTAATACCCAACTATTTAATTATGAGACTGAAATTGTTGAAGTTAAAACAGGTAATGATTTAGCAGGTGAATTAGGCCCACTTAAATATCTTTCAGGACTAACAGGTGTTCCTATGGATAAGATTAT